CCTCGTTCACAGCGGAACGAGTAATTGTTCGAGGGCACCATGCCCTCGGATGGTTTTGTGGGAGTTCTCCCCCACAGTCTATGGCCCCTGCCCCCGCGGCAGGTCGGCCTCCGTAAGGAGGCAGTGGTGCCGTCTCGAGTTAGTCCCCTGCGGACGAAGCACAAAGAGGCGTAGGCACCACACTAGGGTGATCACATGGGAGCGTAGCTAACTCCGTCTTGTTGATCAGGGAGGCCTCGCAAACCTCTACCCCCCCCATCTCTGCAAAAGAGGTGCAGCATTGCAAGCTCGCACCTCTCTCACCGCTTGCGAAACGGTGAGTTCTGGTACTGCATCTAGCACTTACTACAACAAGGTTACTCACGGCGCACCGAAGAGCGCCGCCGGACCAAGGACCTCTGCGCCACCCCGCGCACAGGCACCCCGCCCGGACCTTACCAACAAGAGCACTTGCCCTCCCCCACCTGGAGAGGATAGTGGATACAAGTGGGCCGGAAGCCCGCTGATCAAGCCCCGCACAGGGGCCCATACAGAGGACAGCGCCTCCTCGACGACATGCAGCGGCGTGCCGTCAAAGGTGCTAGAGAGCCTGGGAACTCTCGCGTGTGTTACCAAGAATGGAAAGCGCGACTCACATGTCGTGCACAACATCTCGGAGCACATGGACTTGATATTGTCTAGCTGGAAGACAACGACGGAGCGCGAGCAGCGGGTCGACGACCTGCTCAGCGCCTTCAACGGCACCACGCCTTTAGGCCTGTTGCCCCCTGGCATGGAGCGTCAGCCAAAGACGCACCACACTCAGGTTACCGTCGGTCTCTCCTGGCTTACCCGACTGGCCGGACTGACCTCACGCGACACCACACCTTTGCGCAAGCAGCTACTAGAGCTCGACACCAAGTCGATACTCGGTCGCATACTCGCAGGTGAGGTCGTACCGCAGAGGGAGATGTTGCGGGCCGCAACTGAGCATATGCTGCAGCTCAGGTGTTACGTTCGCGAGGCCGTGATCTCTCTGACGCTGTGGTTGGAGGTTTGCGGCTTCGTTGACGAGAAGGTGGAGCCTGATTGGCTTGTGAGGTTCGCGGAGAAGTGCTGGTGGGACTTCTTGGGAGACCGCTACGAGGAACGCATGAAGTACCTGACCGCCAAGGTCCAGGCAGCGCACCTCGATGAGCACGAGACCCTTCCGCCTGCCCCCTCATGGATCTGCGACGATACGCATTTCTTGGGAGGCGCAGCCTACGCCTGGTTTGAGAGTCGCGCCGGCCGCAGCAAGGCTGGCCTCGACACCGCCAGGTTTCTGGAGCTCAACAACGCCATCACTGGTCTGAAGAAGCGGCAACCGCAAATTCCCCTCTGGAAGCTCATGGCGACCCAGGAGAAGTGGTATAAGTCGCTAGGCTCGGCACGCGGAAAACCGCTGTCAGCCCGGACCAGGAAGGAGCTCAAGAGAGTACTCGCACAGATTGCGGGGGCCATTGCACCAGCGCTCCGACAGGACGCTACCGTGCCGGTCCCTAGCACTACCTCGCGTTTCGAATCGTCGACACGTGAGGGCGGGACCCTTGAGCTCTACAGGTTAGCCGTGCTCGTAGCCTCGGCCCGTCATGAGGAGATGTACGGTACGGACTCGGGCAGAGTGTTCTGGGCGCCAGTACGGGCGCTCAGGCTTGAACACGATGACGGAAGATTCCTCGAGCTGCAAGTCGCCTTGCCTTCAGCTCTCCAGGACATTCTCTCGTCTACAGTCGAGGAGATTCTCGTGAGGCCGATGATGTTGCCTGAGCCCTTCAAGGTTCGCGCCATCTCGATCGGGCAGGGCCTGGCGTACATGCGCACGGCAGCCATCCAGAAGTCTGTGCACAGGGCTCTTCAGTCCTTGCCAGAGTTCCGGGTCACGAAGGAGACTCCTGATCACGACATCGTGGCGACTCTCACACAAGTTGTCTCGGCCAGACTGGCCGCCGGCGACAAGTGGGTGAGTGGCGACTACACAGGGGCGACGGACAACCTTCTCTCGGAAGTCTCGAACCTGGTCGCCGAAGCCATCAGCAAAGCTGCCGGACACTCCGCCAGCACGACTGAAGCCTTCCGCATTGCCCTCACGGGCCACACGATCCTGCTCCCTGATGGCAGCACCACTCAGCAGACAAACGGCCAGCTCATGGGCGCGAACGTCAGCTTTCCTGTCCTCTGCATCGCCAACCTGGCACTTACGATCGTGGCTCTGCGCCGCGTCGAAGGTCCACGGGCGAGGCGAGTCGGCAAGAGTGGTATCGTGATCAACGGCGATGACATCGTCTTTCAGGCCTCAGAGGCGGGCATCGCGAGTTGGAGAGAGGTCACCTCAGAGGGTGGCCTGTCACCTTCAGTTGGTAAGAACTTCGTGTCATCACGGTTCCTCCAGCTGAACTCGAAGATGTTCCGGCCCATCGAGCACAACGGCGAAATGATGTGGGTCCGAG